GCAAAGACTTTAAAATGTAGATGGGATGTATTGGATGGATGGGCAGAAATTCCTTACCAACCTAATGCAGTTGTGAGTGCTTGTATAAACGATGCAGGGGATACATTAACCTACGATACTAAAGGGCTTGAATATAAGTACCTATGGTGCGTAAACTCTACTGGAGTTACTATAACATATACTGCAGGATTTACAACGCTTCCTAAAGCCTTAAAAGTGGCAATTTTGAAAGAGGTTGCGACAAGCTACGAGAATAGAGAAAACTACGATATAGAGGGTACATTTAACGAGTTATCGAATGATGCTAAAAGAATGGCACAAAGTTACTCACGAAATACATTATTAGGAATATGATAGGTAAATTACGTGACCAAATAAGTTTGATTAACTACTCTACCGTATCGGATGGAGCAGGTGGAACGGATGCCACAGAGCGTACTGATATTACGTTATGGGCAAAGGTTACGCCATTAAGTGGTTCGAGGGGTGTGGATGGTTCGCAAATTACGTTAAACCAAGTTTATGAGGTTTTGATAAGGTACGAAGATTACCCTCCATTGAACAAAAAAAATAGAATACAATTTGAAAATAGAATATTAGTAATTCACGCTTTTCAGATAGTACACGAGCGAAGAAAATACATAAAAATAATAGCAGAAGAAGATGCAGGTAGAGATGAGATAATCTACGATGAGCAATTCCAACCTATTACAGATGAATCAGGAAATTATATAATAAATTAGATATGCCACAATTTAACGACCCAACCGTAGAGCTAACATACCTTGAAAAGGATGATGTTTTAATGTCAGGGAGTCCAACGGATTTCGCAAACATTAAGGCTCAAAATGTATTTAATAGAAGTTTAACAAGGACTGCTTTACAGACTTTAATTAGTGCTTCGGAATTAATTATAGGGCAAGAATACACTATAACAAACGCAGTAGGAAGTACGCTAGTTTTAGTTGTTAAGGCTTGTGCAGTAAATAAGTTAGATGAGATAGCAGTAAACTCTGCAAGTGGGGATAACGTATCTTACGATATTACTACCGACATAGCAACTGCAATCCAACAAACTCAAATAAATGGGACTGGATTTGTAAAAGCAACTGGAACTACTTTGAGTTACGATAATAGCACCTATTTAACAACGATTGAGGGTATTGCAGCAGGTGGGGAATTAGAGGGTAACTATGCAAGTCCTACATTAAAAAATAGTTCAGTAGTCGGTAAAGTTTTAACTGGATTAAGCGTAACGGGTTCAGCAGTCGTTTCTACCGATTCGGTTTTAACTGCAGTTGGAAAGTTACAAAATCAAGTAAATGGATTAGCAGGTGGTGTGGAGTATCAAGGTACTTGGAACGCATCAACGAATACACCTACGTTAACATCTAGTGTTGGAACGCAAGGATTTTACTATGTGGTTTCTTTTGCTGGTTCGACTAACTTAAACGGAATTACAACGTGGGAATTAGGAGATTGGGCTATATTTAATGGAACGGCTTGGCAAAAGGTAGATAATACCGATGCTGTAGTTTCAGTTAATGGATATACTGGCATCGTTACTTTGAGTGCTACTGATGTTAGTGCAGTACCAACTTCGGCAATTAGTGGAACAAGTGGAACAGTACCTTTATTTGGTGCTTCAAATACGTTAGCCAATTCACTAATAACACAAAGTGGAAGTAATGTTACGACAACTGGAAACAGTGTTGTTACTGGAAACTTAACAGTTGACACAAATACTTTTTTTGTAGATTCTACGAATAATAGAGTAGGTATTGGAACAACATCGCCTCTATCAGGTATGATGCATATTTATGGAACTGCAGGAGCATCGTCAGTAAGATGGAGTGAAGCAGCAACTACCGTAGGTTTTGTGGGTGGAGCAAATGGTCTTGTTTCGGGCAAGAATGGCTCATTTATGGTTCGTGGAGAAGCAGGCTTGGTGTTAAGTGGAGTTGGTAATGCTAATAACCTATATATTGATTCTACAGGAGATATTCAAACTGCAAGTGCTACCGATACAGGAGAACACTTCATCATAGGTGGTAGTGCTAGGGTGAATGGAACTGCAACTATTACAGGTGCAGTAACAGGAAGCTCAACTGCACAATTTACTAAAATAGGAATAGGTAATACCCCCTCATCCACTTCATTTATATCTTCAAACGTAAACACAACAGGAGCAACAAGTATAAATGGATGGTCAGGAATATTTTCAGCATCTACTGATGTTACAGTAAGATTAAATGGTATTAGAGTAGCAGTTGGAACGCTAACAAGCACTCTAATTACAAATATAAGTAATTTCTATGCAGAGGGAACTTCCATTGGTGCAGGCTCTACTGTTACGAATTTAGCAGGTTATACAGTAGATTCAAGTATGACAGGTGGTACTAATAACTATGGGTTTTATGGGCATTTAGCTGCAGCTACAGGTCGTTGGAATATTTATATGGCAGGTACTGCTGCGAATTACTTTAACGGCAACGTACAAATTGGTTCTACAACGGCAACGGCTGGAGCAGAGAAACTTCAAGTAACAGGTACGGCAAGTGTTTCAGGTGCGTTATCAATTGGTAACACAGTAACTTCATCGGTAGCAACACTAAGCACACATAAGGTAACAATGGTTATCGGTGGAGTAACTTATTATTTATTAGCAACAAACGTTTAAAAATATATGGAAGATTTAAAAGTATTAATTCAGGCGATTGAAATCGCACAACAAAAAGGGTGTTACTCATTACAAGATGCAGTAACTATTGCAAATGCTATCGGACAACTTCAACAACAATTAGATGTTAAAGCAGTTAGCGAAGATAAGTAAAGGTGCTTATAGTGGTGTGTTTGATTATAAAGTCTTGCACACCATTAACAAGCGTGGAGTTCAGGCTTATATACTTGAAGTTGGCGAAGCGTGTGTAGCCGTTTTTAGAGGCTCTGATGAGCCTAAAGATTGGGCGTATAATCTTCAAGCGAGTTTTACGGATACCGTTTATGGTAAGATGCACAAGGGGTTTAAAAAGTCGTGGGATTCAATCGCAAAGGAGTTAAGAGATAACCTACCATTAGATAAAAATATTTATTTCACTGGACATTCTTACGGTGGTGCTTTAGCTTTTATTTCAGGGTTATACATTGAGGGGACTACTGTTACTTATGGATGCCCTATGGTTATGGATAAACACGCTAAAGTAAAAGTAAACCATATACGAGTAAGAAACAATAACGACATCGTTACGCAGTTACCAAGTTTAGGTTATAAGCATTTTGGCGAATTAGTTTATTTAGATTACGATGGGAAAAAACATAGTAGTATTAAATTTTTTGATAGGATAAAATCACATTTAAAGGCGTGGAGTAAAGGGCAAAAGTTTAATCCATTTTACGACCACGATATAGATGAATATTTGAAGAAGTTATGAGCGAAAGGGATGAACTAATACGGCTAAACGCTCAAATGACAGAGGTGCTACATAAAGTAGATGGCTTATACAATACTTTAGTTGATACTGATTTGACTGGTGCTGGTGTAATAACTCGTTTGAGTAATCTTGAAAAGAAATTATTGAAATTAGAAAAGTATATGTGGATGCTTGTAGGTATATTATCTTGTGGTACTATCCCATTAGGTTCTAAAATTTTACCAATAATTAAAGACTATTTAAAATGAGTTTATCAAAGAAATATTCAGAGCCAACACCAAAGTATTGGCGACAAGTTGGCGATTTTGCCCTTGTGTTATTAGTGGCTATTCAGCCGATGTTAGATTCTATGCCGATAAGTGATAAACCTAAATACTGGGTTACGTTTATTTTTACTGCTTTGTTAGTAGGCATTAAGTTTTGGACTAATACAAAATCAGTACACTCGAAATGATAGATGTAGTTTATGTATAAAATAAGCGAAAACGGAGTAAACTTTATTAAAGGCTTCGAGGGGTTTAGTAGTAAACCCTATTTAGATGTAATTGGGGTATGTACTATTGGGTACGGGACAACAATATACCCTAACGGGGTTAAAATTAGTATAAAAGATAAAATTATACCCGAACGGGTAGCAATCGAATATCTTAAATACGATTTAGAGAAGTTTGAAAAGGGAGTAGTTTCCTTAATTGGAAACACTAAACTAAATCAAAACCAATTTGATGCTTTGGTATCATTCGCTTATAATTGTGGATTAGGCAATTTAAAGACCTCTACGCTATTAAAAATTGTTAAGGCTATGCCAACATCAGAAGCTATATTTAATCAGTTTCTACGATGGAATAAAGCAGGTGGAAAAGAAATCTCTGGGCTTACGAGAAGAAGAAAAGCCGAAGCAGAATTGTATTATAGTAACTAATTCTATCATTTCGCAATTTAGAACAATTCTAAATGTAATAAAATACTTGTTTTAGTAGTTTTTCGTTTGTAAATTGCACCGATGCAGTTCGACAATATGGATATAATATGCTGGAATGGAATAATTACCTACTACGGAATTATTAAGGGCATCGTATCAGAAGATGAAATAACATTAGCAAACGATATAGAAATCTCACTTTATTCACGAAACTTATGACACGAAAAGAAATTATTGAAACTAATATAGATGTTTTCAATAAAGACAAAAGTCAGGCAGGATACGCAAAGTATCTAAAATCTAAATACCCTAATATTTTTAAAAGTACTGAAAGTGCTAGACAATCAGTAAGGGATTATTTAAGAGATAACGAAACACTTGAAACGAAAACAATTCCAGTTACTTTAGATGAGTTAGCAATCATTAACGAGTATAGAGATAAGCACGATGCACTACTGAAAGAGTGTGAAGAAAAAGGAATACCAAAAGATGAGGTAAAACACTATTGGTTTAAGAGTGAGCATTTCTCTTTATTCGTTGGTAATAAAACTAAACCTTTTGATTTGTTTGAAAAGGAATTATTCGCTTATATTGACAAAAAGAAAATACAATACCCTGCAATCAAGTACCCAAAGTTAAAGGATGCAAACCTTTTAGTTATCAATCCTGCTGATATCCATATAGGTAAATTAGCAAGTGAATTTGAAACGAATGATGCACATAATAACGACCTAATTATAAAACGAGTAAAGGATGGTATTTTAGGCATTTTAGAGAAGTCTAAAGGGTTTAATATTGATAAGATATTATTCGTTATAGGAAATGATATTTTACACGTTGATAACACTAAAAGAACGACAACGAGTGGAACTCCACAAGATACCGATGGTATGTGGTTTGATAATTTTTTACTTGCTCAAAAGCTATACATTGAAGTTATTGAAATGCTTATGCAAATAGCACCTATACACATTCAGTTTGATAGTTCTAATCACGATTATACAAATGGATTCTTTTTAGCACAAACTATAAACGCTTGGTTTAGAAATTGCAAAAACATTACGTTTAACGTAGGTATTCAGCATAGAAAGTATTTCCAGTATGGTAGTAATTTAATAGGTACTACTCATGGCGATGGAGCAAAAGAAACTGATTTACCTTTACTTATGGCACAAGAGGCATCAGAGCATTGGCATACATCAAAACATAGATACGTTTATATTTCTCACATCCATCATAAGAAAGCAAAGGATTACGGTAGTGTTTGTGTTGAAAGTTTTAGAAGCCCATCAGGTACAGATAGTTGGCATCATAGAAATGGGTATCAACACGCACCTAAAGCAATAGAAGCGTTTATCCACCACAAAGAACAAGGGCAAATAGCACGAATTACAAACATATTTTAATAGGTGGCTATAAAATCGTAAATTTGTAGTATGGCTGATGAAACAAATATAGACGACATTGAGGAAATTGAAGATTCACAAACCCTAGTGGAACTTGAATTATTCTTTGATATGGCAATGAAATTAGAAGACCAAAAATTTAATCTTTACCCTAATGAAAGCCAAGAAATGCAACGAACACTAATAGACCTAATTAAACAACGACTTGAATTTTTTAAATTTGAAGATGACGAATGAAATCGAAAAACTAATAGAGGAAATAA